ATATCTACCATATTTATCATAATCTTGTACGGTTACGCCGCCACCATCTTGATAAGTTAAGGTATTTCTAGCCGATAAAATTCCTTTTGATGTTAAATACTTAAGAATTGAGCCTATTTGAAGAATATTCCAGGATGGAAAATTATCTATAGTATAAGAAGTTTGTGGTAAAAATTCATAATTTAGTTCGTCTAAAGTATCCTGAATATAATGATACAACTCAACATCAGTGCTTTCTATTTCTTCCTGAAGACTATTTAATTCTGCAGTATCTCCAAGATACGTTCTTAATCTTTGTACATAAAGATTATGATTATATGGAATCATGTCAGTTTGTAATTGAGTATTACTGGGCATCGTAGTCCTCCAATATTATAATTGCTAATGAATCCGTGGTTGGTATTGTTAATTTAGATTCGTCGGCATATTCAATTTGAAATTGTCCTAGATAAGTTCCTGCGGTATTAGTGTCTTCGCTTTCCCACTCGTAGCGGACTTGTCCCAAACCACTATTTAGTATAGTGCACTCTTGAGCTAAAACTTTTTGTGACGTAATTGTCTCTGAGTTAACCATGGTAAAAGTAACAGTAGTGTCTGTTAAATCAATTGCGTCCCCCGACGCGTCTGTTAAAGTCGCATCTAAATATGGTTTAGTATCATTTCTAACCATATAAATAGTAGTAGTAGCCATTAGTCTATCTCCTGATCTACTGTTAAAGTATAGTTATTAGTAGTTACTTCTGTATTGTAAGTATTGGTTTGTATTGAAGCGCTATTTAAGTTCTGATCTACTGTTAAAGTATAGTTATTAGTAGTTACTTCTGTATTGTAAGTATTGGTTTGTATTGAAGCGCTATTTAAGTTCTGTGTTGCTGCTAAGGTAGATGCTTGATTTGTAGCATTAAATGAAAATTTTTGGGGCTCAGAATAAGGCACTACACTACTATCATAAAAATCACCAAAAGTCCAGCCAAAATAATGAGAAAATTCCCTTATGGTATTTCCCCACTTAATTATAGATTTTGGTCCTTTACCTATATCAGACATTTTTTAATCTTTGTTTTCCTGAGGAGGCTAGCGTAATATTTGATGTTGTCAGCTCTTTATAATTTTTTTTGAACTCTTTAAATTTTAATTCTTTCTTATAAATCTTTAGTTTAACAGGAGTTACAACAATTGCTTCACTTGACGGCTCATTATTAAATAATATGAAGTACTCCACGTTTTTGTCTATTTGTGGAATATCCTTTATATAATTAATAATATAAGCATACATACTATCTCCTATGTAAATATAAATTATAATACCAAAAAAGTCAAGATAAAAAAAGGGAGGAGACTTTCATCCCCTCCCAATATAAATTATAATTTAATTATTATAATTTAATTATTCCGGCGTAAGTGTCATTATGGCACAAGCGGCTGTATTACCAATACCCATACCAACCGTTTCATAAGCTGCAAAACTTACAATATTCTTTTTCTTTTCAATCCAGAATTTTGTATCATTCAGTACAAAGAAATTACCTAAGAATTCTTGAGCTGTAAACGCATAAACATTTTCTGTAGTGTCGTCGTGAAGAATATCAGTCTTATTAGATACTACTAATTTACGACCGAACAGGCTTGCGTATGTATAACCATTTACTGCTACTTCAGAACCAACTGCATCACCAACTGTAGTGGCGTCATATAAGAATAAACGGTTAAAAGTCTCCGTACTCATAAGAATTGTTTCTGCACGGAGTTCATTACCGTCGAGTAAATCAAATAAGGATTTAAAGCTAGACTTCTCTATCTCCCCATCATCAGACAACGAGCCCGCAACAGTGTTACCTGAGGCTGATATTGCGTCGTCTACCGCGCTTAAAAACGAAGTGTCTTCAATCTTCTGAATGTCTTTTACAGAATTTCTTTCAATAACTTCTGTAAGAGGCATTTCATAAGCAAGCAATTCCTCTTCAGTCTTCTGGAAATCTTCCGAAGAAATCATGAAGAAAGGAATCTCATAGCGCTCACCCATGAGGTAATTAGTGTTTGGTTGACCACGGAAATTTACGGTCATTGCCTGAGAATCCGGCTCAATGTCGACGATCTTAACAAGGCCGTCGTGATTTACGGATCTCTGTAAATCTGCCTTTGTAACATACTCGGGCTGTATAATTTTTCTAGCAAACGAAACTTCACGAAGTTTGCTGCGAATAAAAGCGGAACCTTCCTGGGCTACTTTCTCCAAGCCTTCAGGAGAGTTCAGCTTTTGAACGAAGAGCTCATTAATTGTGCTCGCTGAAATATTACTCATTTTTGTCTCCTTTGACTTATGTAGTTATATAGGTGATTACACCACTATATGTGGTTCCAAGATATTCATAATCTGTATCTACTGCTGTTTCTGCAATTGCAACTACGTGGTGGGTACCTGGTGTTGCTGGGCATAAAAGACCGCTCGTATCGAGTCTTAGTTCTGTCCCTATAGCAATATTACCACCATCAGAATACTGGTCTGTAATTGCTCTGTGTGTTCCTACTAAAATCGTCAGCTTGCCTGTCGCCTCAGTATCAGGTGTCCATCCTACTGTATCGTCCCTGTTGGACTCAGTCCAAATAGGAAAGCCCGCGCCGCCCGCTATGGGGGCTGTCGCGTCGGGTTGTACCCAAGTACCTTGTACCGCAGTTGCAAATACGCTTGTGCTACTAATTTCAACACGCTGACAGAGGTTAAGATCACTTAAAAGTTTAAGCATTTGTTCCTCCAAATTTATAATTAATAATCATCAATTAACATTCTGGTAAGAGGATCAAGTAATCCATCATCTTGAAGACGATCACTTAAAGATCCGAATACAAAGTCAGACGATACTCTCAGCTCCATCGCCTTTTTAATAATTTGCAAGTCCTCTTTACCCTTATTTTCAAGCTCTTCTGTTAAATTAACAAACTCTTCGGCTTGAATACTGCCTTCTTTATACAAACCAAGAAGCATTTCACGAGAACTATTTAAAACTTCTAGTTTCTCTTTTAATTCTTGATTTTCTGTTTTTAAGTTCCGAATGGCTTCGGCAGCTTGTTTTTTTAAATCTTTATCCATTTCGAATCTTATTCTCCTATCTAATTTTTTTAACGCCCAGAAGTGCTGCCTCTACGATACCCTGCTACATAGTATCGTTTGGCTAATTCTTTTGATTCTTTTTTATTTTCTGCACTTCCAGCACCGTAAGCAAGCCCGCCCGTTCCAATCACTCCAGCAGCCACCAGAGCAGCTTTTCCGCCGCCTCCGCCTTCTGTAGGCGCCTCTTTGAGATCTTTCCTACGCCTGTTTAAAGCTCTCTCTGCCCTAATATTTTGTTCTTGCCTTTCTATAACTTCTTTTTCTTTGGCAAGTTCTCTGCTTAACTGCTTTTGCTCTTTAGCTGTTTTTGCTTTTTTTATTTTTTTTAAATTTTTAGTTTTTATGGGCTTTGCCTTAAAAGATTTTTTACCTTTTTCGTAACCTGATTTTAATTTATCTAAAAATCCAGCCTCTTTAACTAAATTATCAATAAAAAATTTTAATACTAGCTCGTTCATGTCTTACTCCTTTTTAAAGTAAGGCTTATTTACTCAGAAAAATACTCATTATAAAGAGTACTAACTATTAATTCAGCAGTTTTCTCAACGTCTTCTTCAGCAGTTTTCTCAACATCTTCTGTGTCTTCATCAGAAAGTTGATCCATAAAAGCGTCAGCCATTACTCTTCCGGCTGTTTCATACTCAGCGTATTTTTCAATCTGCTCTTCTGCTTCAACATCATAATCAATTAAGTACTCGGCAAGCTTTACAACATCGTCGGCTTCATAATCTTCACCATACTCTTCGGCTAAAAGATTGTCTGCTAAAGCAGCATACTTTTCAATGACTTCTACGCGTTCGTTTTTTAAAGAAGTTTCTTCAGTCTCTTCTGTTCCTGCCTCTTTTTCCATAACCTCTTCTGCTTCAATGTCGTGATCGATTAAGAAAGAAGCAAGCTTTACAACATCGTCGGCTTCATAATCTTCACCATACTCTTCGGCTAAAAGATTGTCTGCTAAAGCAGCATACTTTTCAATGACTTCTACGCGTTCGTTTTCTACTGTATTACTCATTATTCGTCCTCCGTTGTGTCTTCAAAATACATATTGTATAAAGAATCAACTATGGCAGCCGAAGCTTTCTTTTCTTCTTCAACTACTTCTTCTTGATTATTAGGTAATGCTGCTTGGTGCGATATGGCTAAAGTAGCATCAGCAGCTATAGATCCTGCAGTTTCATCTGGAGCTTTTGCAGGAGCTGGTGTAGATTCTCCATTTACTTCAAAAGCCGGCACGCTTGCTTCTGTTGCTGCTGTTAATTGCTTTAATTTTTCAACAATAGCATCTACTTTGCCAGCCTCGGGAACGTCACCAGTTACTAATTGATTAATATTTTTAGTTGCATCAGCACTGTTTCCCGTGTAAGGTCCGGTGCCTACAGCAATTTTTTGAAGCTCGTCTACAAAACTTCTAGCCAATGTTCTACCTTGGCTGTCAATTGCTTCAGCTTCTTTCTCTACTTCTTCAGTAGTCTGCTCGGATAAGCTATCAGCTAACTTATCTTCTGCTGTTTTTTCTTCTTCTAAAGAAGCCAGGATTTCATCTAAATTTAATCCCATATTATTAACTCTCCTTTATTAAATCTTCATAAAGTTTGTTTATGGATTGCTCATCCATCTGGGAAATTACTTCCGCTCGTTTTAATAAACTGCCACCAGCTTTTGCTGCTCCTGTTGCCATTACTGTTGCTAGGAAAGGGTGCTTCCTGACAAAGTTTTGTACCTTTGTAATGGGTGTGCCTCTTCGTACCTTAGCCTCTTGAATTCCGGCATATAAGTAACTTATGGGCAGCCCCGCAAAGATCATAGCTGGTATTAGGGTGCTTGCAGTTTTATTAAAATAAGCATCTTGTAATTTTAATGATCCTACCGTTCCTGCACCAACTAATAATGGTGCTAACCAAGGAAACTTGGCTAATAATCCTTTCATTCCACTTTGGCTTGCAACCTTGCTAAATAAAGTTGCGTAACCAGTATACAGTCCACCAAGAATTGCTAAAGGTAATACTGGATTTTTATGTGGAGTTACGGTGGGATCCTCTGTATGTCCAATCAAAAATTCTTTTAATTTGCTTGGATGTTTTTCTAATTGTTTTTCCCAAATATTTTGAGCATTTTTTATATCGCTGGAAGAAAATCCGTGTCCACTATAAACATCTTCAAATGATTTTAATACGTCATCATTATTTTGATCATCTATAAATGCTACTTTTTCTAAAGCCCTAGCAATCACGTAAGGCTTTGTTAGAGACATGTGTGGTACTTCTTCTTTTAACAACCCAGCAATTTTTTCGTTAAAATTGTCACAGGATACACCAGGTAATTCTATAGAATCTTCTACATCAAAATCAAAATCTGATTTTGAAAGATCCTCAGCTAATTTAGAATGTCCAATACTATATAATGCCATTTTCATAAAATCTTCTTTTTTAGGCATTATTCTTAAACCAAGCATTGTCGATAATACTTCATTAAGTGGGTACTCAGACATTTTCTCTAATGTCTTTTTTGAACAACTTTTCTGAGATTTTATTATTAATAATTTTGGATCTTCAGAAACAGCTTCCACTTCCGCAACAATTCTTTTTTTAAGTTCGGCTCTTGACTCTAAATTACTTTCTTTTTTTAAGTTTTCAGCAATTTGTGCCGACGGCATAATGTCTTCTGTATTTAATGACGTGTTTAGATCATTATCAGCAGAAGCAATTTTTGCTAAAAACCCAGCTGTCCTATCAGCAGGGATTGTTACTACGCTCAAATCAAAAAATTTGGGCATTGTATTTATTGCATATACTTTACGTCCGTCGGATAAAATCCGACCCATTTTTGTTTTTAAATGTTCACAATATTCAGAAAGTTTTCTTGCTTTGTTGTTGCATACACTACAAATGTCGTATGGCACGCGACAATTGTGCACTGCCCATTTATCTACAACATAAGAATTATCCTCTTCTACTTCTATGTTGTGAACAGATCCAAAATATTGTTTTGACTCAATTGATTCTATCTTATATAATAAAAAATCATTGTACTCATACGGCCCCCCTTTTCCTGATTGGGCCTGTTTTTCAATTGCTTGGATTTTATTACAATATTTTGATAACACTAAATTATTATTTCCAAAAAATCTTAAAATATATTCATTTGTATCATGGGGCGCAAAAGACGGATGATAGCTTTTATGTACATTTAATCCTAAAGTTGTTTTTAAATTTAAAGATAAAGCTAACCATTGAATTTGTTCTAATAATTGTTTGTTACAAGAACTAATGTATGCTTGCTCCTTGTGAAAATAACCGTCACCAGAAATATACGCACCTAAAAATGATAGTTTTGCTTCATCATTCCAATTAAAAATATCTTTATGAAGTTGTTTTTTATGCGAGTATTTGCCACAATACTTTAAACACTTAGAATGCAAATCTTTGTTATAAATTGTGACAGATAATGCTTGATCGCTTTTTCCATGGGGACGAATTTTTACTTTTAACTTTTTATCATATTTTTTTACAACTTCTTCAATTTCATCGGTGAACTGGTCTTCTTTGTTAACACTAAACTCAACCCCAAAATCATTTTTACGCGTGTAGCCTTCAGCAAGATACCAGCCTAAAATTTTTGCTTCTTCTGTAGAAATATTTATAACATCTGTTGTCGACTTCTTAGGTTTAGGCATTACAAGCAATTCTTCGCCCGTCAAATCCTCAGAATTTTTCCACTTAGTATTTTCTAACGTAAGATTTAAATTTCTGTTTGTAATATAATAGTTATCAGTTTTATAAAAATCTTCAGGTTCTATAATAAGCCAAGGATGTTCTTTTGTTGAATAAATAGATTGCCTGTATTTGCCTACAGGAGTAATTTCATAAATTAAATCATTATAATCTCTGTTATGTATTTCTGTAACTTTTTGAGTATCGCCTGTGTGAGTTAATACTTTATCGCCAACTATAATATCTTCAATCGATTTTTTACTAAAGTTGTCAATTACGACGGGAGTGCTGGGTAAAAAACAAGCCATAGATACGCGAACGTCTTCAATTTTATCTTCTAAACGTTCAATAATATCAACTGCTCTTATATTATCTAATTCTAATAATAATTCTACTCTGTGCATATTTGGATTATAATGAGAAAACACAACTTTTCCAAATGCTTTTTTTGGATTTTTATTGATATGGTGCTTGAAGACGTGACCCAAAGCTTCAAATGTTTTATGATATTTTTTTAATGCCTCTTCTGGGAAATAATCATTATTTCGATTCGCTCCATAGTATTCACCAGCGGAAAGCGCATTAACTAATGCGTATGTTTTGTCTGCTCTCTTTTTAAGAAATTTTATATACTCTTTTAATTCATCAGAGTACTCAGCTTTCTTAACAAGATTATCAGAACTAATTAAGGATATAATTTCAGAATTTTGATCCCCATACTCATATTCTATTATTTTATCCATGGCTGTCCTTATGCCTCTTCTGACTCTGACGTAAGCATGCCCGCTGTAAGTTCTCCAGTTCCTTTTGCAAGATTGCCCAAAGCGGCATTAAAAGCTTTATTTTGCAATAAATACGGTTCTGGAATAGTGGTGTTTTCTAAACCTTTGCTTTGAATTTTTGCAAGAGACTCTACAGAGTCTATAGTTGGTCCACCAAAATCTGCCATACGCATAGTTTGTAAAACATATGCTCCTGCAGCTAGCGGCTCTTCTGCCATATGTGGAGCAAAGTGGTATAAAGAATCATAATATTTCATAACTTCTTCTATAGGAAACTTTTTTAATTGCGGATGAATTTCTAACATTTTTGCAAATGCGGGGTCTTTGGCTTTTTTTAATTTATAATCTTGATACGCTTCGTCTAATTTTCTAAAGCCCATAATTGAAGCACCAACAGCTAAGGCACTAATTGCAGGATTTAAAAGGTTATAGCGGGCCTCTTTTGTAAAAGCGTCTTCGTAGCCCTTAAAAACTAATTTTACCAATTCATTTTTTAATTTATCCATATTTTATTAACCTCTAAACTTAAATAAATTCTTATTTATTTGTCTTTTTTGTATCTCTTCTATAACTTTTCTTTTACCTTTTTGTTTGCCCATAGAATACGCAGCTCCCGCTGGAACAGCAACTAAAGCTGTTTTTCCAACCCCTTTAAGTAATTTTGTAATATTTATTGGAGCTGAGTAAACAGACGCTCTTTTTACCAAATTGGGAATTTTAGTTTCACTCGAAGACTTTAAATCGTTGTAAAGTTGCTCATAATACTCTTTAGCTTCTGCTATTTTAACTAAATTGTGTAAAGACTCTTCCAATTTTTCGGAATTTTTATATAAAGTGCTGTCTGGATTTACAAATTTTTTGGTGGCTGTTTTAGTTAAATCAACATGGGGCATTTTTTCAGTATACGCCTTTTTAATATTTTCCGACACAGCTTTCCCTATTGTAGGCATAGAAGATACTAAAACTTTTTCAACATCGCTATAAGATGTTTCGGATAATACGGCTTGTTTTACTAAATTATTAATTGTATCATACTGACTTTCAAAATTTATTAATTCTTCATCAGATTTATTAGATAAAAAATCATAAGTACCAGAAAGCTTTTTTGCTTGTTTTAAAATTTCCGTAGAAATTTCTTTAGTTTCTGCTGACTTCTCCATATCAATAATTTCACCAGAAAAAATATTGTAGTCCAATTGAGATTCTTTCGCAGGAGGTAGATCATAATCCGTAATTTTATTTTGTTCATATATTGCTTCTTTTTCCATATGACTTTGTACCTCATTAATTTTTGCAAGTGGAAACTCTACATAGTTATCCTCTGCTTTTTTTAGCAGAGCTAAATAAGTTTCAGTATTTGCTGCTTCTATTACCCTGGAAATCTGCTGACTATTTAAATTATTATCATAAGCTAATTTAATAATTGAGTCATTAAGAGGGATATTATTTGCAACAAAATTTTCGGCAGCTTGTTTGCCGATGGCGAGAGAGTCGAATATAGTGTTCATTACCTAAATATAACCTTTCTCATAAAATTGTCAAGTAAATTATTGCATAATAATGCATTAAGCTAGATCATTTTGTCCGTAAAGTTCTACTGCCATACTAGCAAAAATAGTAGCGTGTACAAAATCATCGGGCCCTATATTTATAAATTTCATTTTATTTGTATCTTCATTAAAATCTTGTTGAATATTTATTACATCACTAACAAATGTTTCAAAGTCACTATAATCAGGAAATACATATTCACCAGATTTTATTCTTTGAAAAAAATTAGTCATAACTTGATTTCTGCTTAATGTATAAGCAGGCATCTTTGAATTCCATTTAATATGGTCTTTTTGGTTTGGCATGTGTTGGAAGGGTATAACTTTTTCATAACCAAGACGTCTGCGAAACTCGCTATTTGGCGCCTCGCCCATGCCATAATCAGATGCTAATAACTTACAATTCCATCTCTTCATTAATTTTGGTATTTCGTCATGTATAAACGCATAATCAGCTTCTTTTCCCAAAAACTTCTTTGCATAAATTACATGAAATTTTTTACCACGTTTTTGAACTATAGAAATTACAGTGTTTGATGCTTCCGAATTAACTGGTCCGTAGTCAATGCCTAAAATTGTGGGATACTGGCGTGTTTGGCAGTTGCTGACATCACCATCCATTTTTCCTCCACGACAACAATCAACTACTTGAGCTTTTGTGACTGGGCTAACACCGTCATCATATGGTAACCCCAACACCTCATTATAAAAAATAGCTCTTGAGGTGTTATTACGTTTATTTAAAATATCTCTTTGCCAGTCTACCCAAGGTGCATTTGCAAAATGCAGAGCACAAACCCTAAAACCTTCAACTTCCGCATTTTTTTCACCTACTGCTATCCATTGCCCATTTTTTATATCTAGGGGTTTACTGCATTTTTTACATATAACACCCATTAATCCCACATTATCTTCATCAAGTATATTCCAGTGTCCGCACGACTGGCACCTGGGCATAAATTCTTTTTGGCTAGACCTCTCCCAAATATTTGCTAAAGTTCCAACTGTTCTTTTTGGTGTTCCTGTATAAATAGTACGCTTGCTTAAAGACCTAGACATGGTTTCTTGTATAACAGGAATTACATCGGCTAACAAGTCTTGACACTCGTCCAAATATAAAGTATCCGATGATAATCCCCTAAGTCTGTCTGCATTTAATAAAGCATACCTCATAAATATTCTTGAACCATTAAGAAACTCTTTTGTAAAAACATTTTGTACAAGAGTTGAATTAATATAGTTATTTTTTATGAACGGACTAGTCTCTATCACGGGAGCAACTCGTTCATGACTAAAAACTTTTGTTTGATCTACAGTGGGAGACACATACAACGATTTAAAATATTGTTTACTAATACTATCTAATATTGCTAAATTTGCAATGGTGGTACTTTTGCTCGTTTGACGTGAAAATTGCATAACAATTTCTTGACTCTTAGAATTATAAATATCCACCATATGAGGATAATCTTTTAAAGAAAGTGACCTACCATTCAAATATAAGAATTTTTGAGCAAAGTCTGCTCTAGATAAAGAAACTTTCTTTTTCTTAATTGTTTGCATTACTTATTTTTTTCTATTTTCTTTTGTATTCTATTTAAAGCTCTTGCCTCTTCTAGTATCTTTTTATATTTTGGATTGCTCATTATATGTTTATATAATATATTTCTAAAGCCTCTCCTCGGCGCACCCCATCCACGTCTATATGCAAATTCTCTGTTTCTGTGTAATTTATTTTCAAATCTAGTTATTTCCTCTACGTCATTTTCAGAAATTTGTTGATCTAAGTATCTTCTGAATATTTCTGCAGTAGCCAATTCGGATATAAAATCTTCTTTGGGGTCTCTTATATTCTCAGGATCTTCTCTTGGGTAAGACTCCCAAACATCTTCTAACATATTATAGACACCAAAAGCTGCGTCTTTAAACTTATATTCTTTTTGGTAAGAACTAATAAAATAATTAATTGGATGTGTTGTGTTTATTAAATAAGTATCATTTATAGTATCTCTGCAAAGTACGTGATATTCTTTTACTTTTTCTTCTGAAACGTCCTCAGTTAAAAATACCTGTATGTCTACATCAGACGTTGAACTATATTTATATCCAGCCATGCTGCCTATTAAAAACATAGCATCAATTTTATTTGATGGTACCTTAGTAATTAATAATTCTAAAATTTGTTTGCTCACGCGAGGTTTTATTACTACGCGTTCACAGTCTCTAGGACATTTCATCCATAAATCCTCTGGTAGATGTAATTGTGGTTTATCTAACAATCCCATTATGTTTTCCTCATTTTAATCGTCAAATAAATTTTCATCTTGATTTTCTTTGGTCATTTCATTTATCTCTTCTAAATCTTCTACATGTACTGTACTATTATCTTCACTTCCACCTAGATCAAACTCTAACATGTCAAATATATTAGAACTTTTCTCAGTGTCTTTGTGGAGCCTGTCTAACTTATCAGACAATTTTACGGCTAAAGTTCCCCATTTTTGAGCCAGATCTGGATCATTTCTAGCTCTTTCTTTAAAATTATAAAAACTGTCTGTAAGCATTTCTTTTAACATGCCCTCGTAGCTCTTATCAGGCGCCGCACCTAACTTCCAAATTAAATAATCTTTATCACCTTTTAGTGCAATCCTATATGCTTGTTTGTATTCTCTTGGTGCATAGTTTTTAACCCACTCTTGCTTTTGAACTCTTGACCAAGAATTCATACTAAAAAAATAATATACAAATTGATCAATATCGTCTGCGGCGTATTGCGCATTAAATTTACCGTTTACTAATAATTCAATATCTTCTTCTGTTATACCAGCAATACACAACGACGTTATTAATCTGTACATTAAAGGATCATCTAATATTCTAAAAGCACCTTTTATTCCGTCAGTTGTCTTTACCTGAACTTTAAAAATATAACCAAACAGTCTTGACAACTTCATATCTTCTAATACGTCCATATCAATATCTTTATACGTTCTAAAATTATTGTCTAAATACCCCGGCATTTTTAATTCAATATAATTTCTAACATCTTCAAATAATTTTGCAGGGGGCTCAAATCCAAAAGATTCTAATTTCTCGGTAAAGGAGTTCTTGGTAACTTTGCCAAGTGCTAATGCTATAGCTAAATTAAGATATGGTACTTTATTAATACTTTTCATACCCCTTTTATTAATTAAAACATCATCACCAGCTGATTTTTTTATGCCTTTTTTATCTGCCATTATTTTTCTTTTGTTTCTTTTATGATATAGTTTTTTCCTTTAAAGGGTTTTAATTCAAAATTAATGTCGCCTTTAAATACTAATCCTTTTTCGGGACTAATTTTATCAAGAGTTAAATAACCTTTTCTAACAATAGAAACTTTATTTAATTTTTTATTTTTGTCGAGGAATCTACCCTCGAAGGTTAACCACTTTTTACTATGATCTTTTGTTCTCCTAAGTAGGATAGGCTTATCTACGCCCTGTCCAACAGGAAATTTTTTACTAGCCCAAGAAAATATGTGATCGTATTCATTATTATATATTCTAATATCAAAATGTGCTTTTTGCCCAATTTTTTTATGTTTTTGTATTACATATTGCCAATTAACCTGCTCATCAGTAGGCTTAATATAACTAAAATCTTTTTCATAATATTTTTGTTTTTTTGGCATGGCTAAATTTAATTAGATTTTTCGTTTTGCTTTACATTTCGGATTAGTACATTGATACACATATTTAGCTGTTGACCCTTTTGGTGGAACCACTCTAGTTCTCACAGCTATGCCCGTTCTACAAACAGAACACGTTTTCTGTGATCTTGAAGCAAGCCATTTATCTCTATCTTTAGTCATTATATTTTATTATACTCCAAAAAGGTCTTTTAGTCTAGTCTTATCTATGGACATCTTATTTTCCCAACGATTAAATTGATCATCTAATTTACCATTAAATTTCTCTGACACGTCTTCTTTTAAAGAAGACCAAGAATCAGGTTTAAACTCCTCAGCAAATTTAATAAATAATTCTTCAAAATCTTTATCTGTTTCAAGACATACCTTTTTTTCTGCTTCTTTTAAAATGCTTGGATCGGACATATTTTTTTCTAAAAACTCGACTACCTTCTCATCTCCTTTTATATCCAAATCATTTATAATAATTTCCATATTATGTTCCCTTTTCTATTTCTGAAAATTTTATTTCACACAAAGCTTCGCAAACTTTAGACAACGCCGCAAAAATTAATAGTGTAAGAGCAAGCTTGGGCCAAAGTGCTAATGAAAAAAACCCCGTTGTTCCTAAAGTCATCGCAACACCGTCATGTATTTTTGATAATAATATCATAATTTATAATCCTTGTTATTAGGTTTAAGGTTCAAAAAATTAATTTCACAACAACGCCAATTAATGCAACAAAAATAAACCATAACGCTTTTGTTACATTTTTCTTCCACCCCTCAACATCATGTAGTCTAATAAGAACACCTGATTCGGGTGAAAAAAGTCTCTCTTTAATTGAACTTATGTCTTTACTCATTTTAATAAATTCACCATTTTTTGGCATTTTGCCTGATAAGGTTTTTATCTCTTTTAAAATATCTTCTAATGTTTTGTCGTCTATTTTTTTATCAGCCAATTTAGTTACCTCTATTTATATTTAATTGATCATCAACGCACATAATAATTTTATTTCATTGAAAGTTGGTTTTCTATCAATGGAAATAATTTTTTCTAATATATCATTATATAATGATAATCTAACATCTTCATATATTGCGTGATCTACGACAAGTTCGTGATCTTCACTAATTACATCCTCAATATAAGACGCTATATCATGATGATCTTTGCTACCATTATGTTCAATTAATAAATACATTATTTCTTTTCTTTATTCTTTTTATCTTCTTCGTTTGTACTAGAGTCACTAGCTTGTGATTCTGTGTCATCAGTGTTTTGATTTTGTAATACTTTTTCTTGTAAATCATCGAGCATATCAAAACCCTCTTTGTGCTCGCCGGCGTCCCTCATTCTGTTCATTTCATCAGTAAAAGGTATTGCCAAATATTCGTCTAATTTAATTGGTTTCATTTTATTTTTCTTTTGGTTTATTTGTCCATTTTTCGTAGTCTCTGAACTCCTTAAAAACTGGCATTCTCAATTTACCAGAAGGATATTCAGATTGTGCATACACTTTTATCCATTGACCTAAATACTTGTCTGGATTTTTATATATGTCTTTTCTGATCTCATCATTTAAGCCAGAACCCACTCTAACATTAGCTTCTCCTTGGGGGGTTCTCGACCCTATAAATCCTCCGGCAGCTTTTCCTTTATACTTGCCCTTACCTTCAAATACATCTTTTATAAATACGTCGTAATCATGGCGAACTTTAGCTTTTATGGGAATTGCCTTTTCTAAATCATAAATAACCACGCCTTCGTCTGTTTCAGGATGAGACTTGGATTTGATTGATTCTATTAAATTCTTTTTCGATTCTTTAGTTTTAGCTAATTTTGGAATTTTAAGTGCCGGTATTTTTTTATTTATATCTTTTAGTATACTAAGTTTTTCCCTATAAGGCAAGTCTTCAACATTTTTTCCTTTATACATAACCACATCAAAAATAACATTTTGCATTTTATGCACGTTTGGATTTTCTCGAGCCTTTAGTACATTAGAATTTAATATAGATCCCACATTAGATGAAACTTGTCCGGGGAGATACAGCTCACCCCTAATAACCGTAGTGCCTAAAACTTTTGGTGACCTCTCTTTGTAGAGATTAGTTTTAAATGTATGATTAATTCTGCTAATTGTTGTTTTTGTCTCTGTGTCATTTTTTAATTTTATTGTCTTTTTAGAGGGTCTATATGAATAAGTTTCAATTCTCTTATTTGGTCTTAGTACAAATATATTATGAGCGCCGTCCATTTTAGGGGCTAATACTTGTTTGTTATTATTTATATCTACGTCGTCAATACCCATTTCTTTATAAGAAGGTTTTTTTGTAGGAATTATTTTTGATTTCTCTGTTGTTGTATAATTATATAATATCCAATTATTTCCTTCTCTGTGGAGCAACGCATACTTATGTGTTTCATTTCCTTTATAAATATTAAATAATATTTTAGAAGAGCCGGCCTCTAAAATTTCCACTTTGTCTCTAAAGTGGAGAGAAACTTTTCCAGCTCCATACCCTTCGGGGATCTCACCCTTAAAATCCATGTAGTTTAATGAGTGGGTAGGTTGTTGAACCGCTAATACTTTTTCGGTTGGTTTTGGTAAAGATCTTAAAGCCCAGCTATGCGCATATGACGACGACGGATCTCCTAATCTAAGATCATAATGTGTTCCGGCTCGTTTAGCCTTGTGGAGTTGAATACCGCCTTCCCATATAGTGGGATTAGAAATATTAGGAATAGCCCTGATTTGTTCTTTACTAGGTATGCCTATAATTTGTTGTTTATCCTTATCAGGTGTGCCTATAATTTGTTTTTCTGATGTTTTGATAAAGTATTTTCCCATGTTATTTATTCATAATAATAAATTTATTCATTATTAATATACTCTATTCTGGTTGATAGTGTAGCAACAGTAATACTTAATTCTTTAACAGCCTCTTGTAATTCATCATTCTTTTCTTCTTCTGTTTTTAATTTTTTTTCTAACTTACCTATTCTACTCATAAGTTCATTTCTAAACAAAGCTTTTTCGTTCGTTCTTGTTTTGTGCTTAAGGCGCATTCTTTTTTCGTAAAATGTCCAAGCCGCGCCTGAACCAAAAACAGTTACTACCCCTGTTATTATTGCTGTGTAAATAGTTTCCATTATTTAATATAATAATAAATTAATTATTATTTATCCCTTCTTTTGTATAACTCGAATCTTAGTCTCCAAGTAATCCAACTGTACACTATTAATGATAATACTTTTGTAACCTCTACTCCAATTACCCCTCCGTGTGCTATCATAATCATTGTAGATATAAGCCAGGTTAAAATATAACTTGATACAGTACATCGTTTTTTTATACTCTGGATAGTTTGTAATGCGTAAGACGGGGTTGACACCATATAATTAAAATGTATTAATACTAATATTAATGCTACGGGATCAATAAGCACTTGATATGGAAAACTTTCTGGCATGACACCTAGTATTCGCTGAACAGTCCAGGAGCCTATGGCCACAAACATGGCAAACGGCCAGAGAAGTTCTACAAATTCAGAATCACTGTATTTTAAAATATTAGCTAAATTATTTATTTTTCTTTTAAATTTATTTAACAT